TTAGTCAGCAGCTTCGGCTGTGTTTCCCTTTGCTACCCACTCAAGGTATTCTTGATAATCGGTGTTTGCTTCGTCAAATGGAATAAGTTTTAAATTAAAAGGCATAGTAGCTGAATCTTGTGTCTTTACTTGATCTACAACTCCTGTAGTTGGATTTTTTTGTAATTTATATATTGGATTTGTTGGATATGCCATAGTTTAAAGCTCCGCACTAAAGGCTATTTTAGCACTTGCGTTATTTGTAACAATACCACCTGCTTGCCCTGCTGTGCCATTACCCGAATCAGCGTTATTAAATGCCCCACCTTTTCTACTCATACCATTTAAAACATTCAGACCATTAATATCGACATATCCACTATTCCTATAAAATCTATAATAATTAGTTCCTGTGGTTGAATCAGCAGTTGGTGTAGCTCTCATTTCTGGAATAAAATTTATTTGTGTAACAACACTATTTACATCATAGTTATACGACATAAGACCTATATAACCTGTACTATCTTGGCTACCATCAGTTAAAACTCTGTAGTATCTTTGGCATCTTAAAAGTTCATCTGCAAAGCTTAAATGCTCAAAATCTGTTGCCACGCTGCCTACTTCTAATTGAACTCCTGTAAGATAAAATTCATTGCTAGTATTATCAACAACATTAACTTGCCCTACGGCTCTGTTTGCATTTGTACTTGAACCCCAAGAGGTTTGTAAACTACCACTTGAATATGTACCTCCTGCCATTAACCAAAAATTTAATTCAAGTCTGCTTATATTATCATTTATAATTACACCAGTTGTGTCTCCCTCAAATGTAATCTCTACTTTCTGCCATGTATTAGCACTACTAATTGTATAGGATTTATTGATATGTCTCACACTATTATATGGGTCTCTAAGTTCAACAATATGTACACCAGTTTTAGGTGATTTAACCCAAAATTGCAAAGTAAGAGCCTTTGCATTTGAAGTGCCTTTTTCTAAATGTTGTAAATCTTGCCCTTCAAATTTATATGAAATAATTTGAAAATGATTTGCACTTGGTGAAGCATTTGCAGTAGTAGGAGCTAATTTATATGCGTTACTTTGACCTTTACTATCAACTGTAATTGAATCTTGAGAAATTGTTGATCTTTGACTACCATCCCCTGATAAATAAAATCTATCTGGGCCAGCATAGTTATATAAAAGTTGTGTTACTGTTCCACGTTGGGCTACTTTCATGCCTCCGTTAATTATTAAATTACGATTACTTAGGTTATTAGTAATATTGGCAGTACACGTTCCAGAGGCATTATCAATAGTGATTGCTGGTGTGCTTGCCCCAACTCCTTCTAAACTGTTGACTTTTATCTTTGACATGATTAACTAGGTTCTGTAGGAAAAGTAACAGATGACATATCTAAATTACCATTTGCGTCTAACTTTGGCGATGCACTTGCTGGTAAATCACGCAAACTTTGACGATATGTTTTCCAAGCATCTGAGAGTGTTAAATCAGAATTAGCCCTCCAATCTGTTTTTGCTAACCTATTGTCTCTTTCTACTCTTAATAATCTCATAGGCTCTAAATTATTTAATCTTGTCAATTCGGCACTAATAGCTGAATCTGTTGGTTTTGCAACCGAATCATCAGACCAAAAAGTTATTGTGCTGTTACCTTCAACTGTAAGATCAACAGTTGGACAAAGTGATTTTATTGCATCAAGTTTTGTAATCATTATGGCTCTATCTCCCAAATACCTAAAATTGAATTTCCTTGGTTTGCTGCTGTTCCATAATTGTTAAGAACAACTTTATCACCTAAAACCAATCTAAACTTTACTTTATAAGTCCTAGCATTTGTATTGCCTGCTGTTTTAACATGACTTCCACCAGTAGGCCATTGTATAAATCCCCCAAGATGATAACCTCCACCATATTCATAAAAACGAATTTCATTTCTAAATAGGTAACTAGAACCATCATCATCTGTAAGTGCAATTACACCATGAGCATCTTGTCCACTTTGTTCATAAACATTTGCGTTTACCATTAATTGTGCATATAGCAAATTAGATGCAGATGTTGGGGTTATAGCTACATCAAGTGCAGACCAATCTTGAAAAGAGGTTGATGTGGTTTCTACAAGTGCAGCGTCTTGTGCATATTTAAATTGTTTAACTTTACCGCCAGAAGCAGCTGCAAACTCAAGCTCTGCATTTGTTGAGCTATGGTTTGCACTTGCTACACTTAAAACCTGACCAGCCGAACCAGTTGTAGATGGTAGTTTTAAAGTCACATCAGCACTGGGATTAGCTGCTGGACTATTTAAAATAGTGCTATTACCTGATGCGTGTTTTAATTTTATACTTGCCATAATTAACTTGGTTCAGTAGGAAAAGTAACAGAACTCATATCTAAATTACCATCAGAATCTAGTGTTGGCGATGAACTGGCTGGTAAATCACGCAAACTTTGACGATATGTTTTCCATGCTGTCTTTTTACTTGTAGTTAACTGTGAGTCAGTAAGAACGACCCAATCACAAGCTGCTAATAATCTATCTCTTTCTGCCCTTAATAATCTCATAGATTCTGCATTATTTAGTCTTGTAACTTCAGCATCTATTTCAGATTCAGTTGGTTTTGTGTCTGTATTAATCTCATCCCATTTTAAATTTGCATAATCAAAACCATGCCAACTCCAACTGCCATTTGGTTTTAAAGATCCCACTGCGTTTTGTCTGTTGTATATCATGATGGGTCAACCTCGAACAAGCTTATAGTATGAGCATTTGCACCTTCATTAAACAAGTAAACTGTGTTAGAACCTGACTCTTTTTTTAGAGCTACTTTATAAGTATGAGAGTTTGTATCAGCAGGGTTATCTAAATATATATAAGAGGTTCTAGTTGCTTTTGTCGTGCCATCAGACTCACGGAAGTTTGCATAAGTTTCTTCAAAAACCATCGTTGAGTCTCTAAAAAGTTTTAAAGCATATCTCCCAGCTCCTGACCCACCTATATATGGGTTACAACTAATCACAACTAAAACTTTATTTGAGCTTGATGTTAACGTAATACTTGTACTCATTCCTGATACATCTGCTCCGTTACCACTAGCACTTGCTGAAGAATGGTCTCCGCTATCGGCTGCTGCATACTTAAATTGTAAAATTTTACCAGCACTTACACCCGTTAATCCTGATCCATCACCACTTAACCCACTATTAGATATTGCTAATCTCTCGACACCATTGGTTGAAAATTTTATAGTATCTGCTGCATAAGATATTCCACTATTGCTATCCTGCCCACGTTGACTTGGTGCGGAAACACTTCCGTCTACTGTTGCTATTCCTGTTGTCCCGTCAAGTATAAAAGCCATAATTAAACGATAGATAAAACAGAAGTTGATGGAATTGTCAAAGTAGCATTAATTGTCAATGGGCCAAAAACTCCTGCATTTATATTAGCTGTGCCATCACCGATTGTATAGTCTTGATCCATCTGATTCTCATTTTCGTGAAAAATAGCTTCACCTCCTCCACCAGTAGCTCCACCGCCTCCACCGATAGCACCCCAAGCGTTTGTATAGCCTTCAAATTGGTTTAGATCAGAGTTATATCTAAACTGTCCTGCTGCTGCTGCTGGTTGATTAGATTGACCAGGTTGTTGAGCAGTAGTACCAACAGGAATTTTTAGAAATCCATTGGAGTTCATGCTTACATCACCTGTCATCACAGGAGTTGCTGCTACAACATGACCAAAATTCGCCTCGTTTATTTTTCCTAAAACAACATAAGTTGCAGCATCGTTTGAAACTGCTGTAGCTATTTTTAATTCGTTAGTAGAAGTATTTATATGAGGCTGATACTGAGCTATATTTGCTGCTCCTGATGGATCGCTACTTCCAGCACTTAATGTTCTTAAGGCTGTAAATATTTCATTGATCTTTGCACGAACCGCAGCACCCGTTCCGTTGGCGGTATTATAATTATTACCTGTTTCACTGGTAGTAGAGCCTGGTCTAGCCATTTAAAAAAGTAACATTGAACCTATTCTAACTTGCTTTACCAAATCCGACAGCTTGATATGCGAAATCTCTATTAACTGAAGCATTTGAGGAGTTTTTAAAGTGAACAGTAAACCCCGTTCCAGAAATATTACTTAATTCAAAAAAGTCTCCAGATTGCATATTTTGTGCAGTAATACCAATCGAGGGTAATATACTATTTGCTCCACCTTCAGTATTAGCAGTACCTACAAAAAATGCTTTATTGAATGTAACATTTGTTGCACCGTTTGATGTCAAAATGCCATTTGTCGCAGATGAATTTTCAAGACTTAGTTCAGTTCTTTGTTCCATAGAAGCTGTATAGCCTAACTGAAATACCCTAATATCTTGGTTAGGATCTTTACTTGTTAAATTAACTTTGAATTTAAAACCTCTGCCTTTATATCTTCCGTTTGCAAAAGTTTGAAACGGCTTGTAGGTAGGAGATCCAGTATTAGGATTATCTTGAGTAACTGCAACTAACATTTCAGCATTAACTTCAGTTGCAACATCCCCATCAAAAGTACCAGTAGTAGGGAAACCAAGATCTCTTGAGTCGAATAAATCTGACGGAAAGAAAGCTTCGGTCAAGAAATGACGTTTTAAATCTATGGTGAATACATCTCCTAAATCTAAGAAAGTCCCTCCTGCTGTTCCACCGAACTCATAAGTACCAAAAGGCTTAATACCACCAAGATCATCTACAGAAGCAACGTCATCAAATGTTCCTGTAATACTTCCACCAATATCATCAAACAGACCGCCACCAATTAAGTTAAGAGAATTTGTTGTAGCATCGAAAGCAACATCCGTTTTTGTCCCTTGAAATTTTGGAACGTCTAAATCTTCTCTCCTTGTTTGGATTAATTTATCATCAACTGTATCTGGTAAATCTATAATTACACTTGCTTCACCATTACTGAATCTACCGCCATCATCTTGAAATTTAAGAATATACTCTCCTTCAAGTAATGGAACATCAGCAATAGTCGTGTTACCAGCTAATGCTTCCACCAAATCTGTAGCATTTGAAAATGTTCCCGTTCCATCAGTTTTTGTAGAATGTCGTACATAAACACGGCCACCATGAGTTACATCTAAATCTGTTGCTAAATTCCAGCGTAATCTTACAGTTGTTTTATTTATTGGTTCTCCTGTAAGTCCAGTAACATCAGCAGGAACAGCAGTTTTACCGATGGTTGTAAAAGTTCTTGTAGCAGCCGTAGCACTAGGTTCTAATGCAGCATTTAAGCTGCGAACAGATACTTCATAAGATCCTACTTTTGTATTAAATATTTCAAAATCAGGGCTACTTGTTGTAGCAGAAACAATATTATTATCATCAAATCTATAATTCACCATATAGTTAGTAACACCAGCTACGGGCTGCCATCTAACAATTAATTTAGATACAGGCTGATTATTAATTAGAACAATCACTTCATCTGCTGATAATCCAGTAGGAGGAGGCTTGAGAAGATTTAAAACTGATATTTGTTGCGGTGTTATCGCCTCTCCATCTTCAATAAATGCGTATTTTTCATCTACATAAGCTAAAGCAGAAATTCCGTATCTAACACCATCATTCTCTTCAACAGACATAACTCTGAATGATTGAGCAGAAACAGTATCATTTTCAAGCAACCAAACACTATTAGCATTTGGAGTGGCACTAAATGGACTAGAAGAATCAATACTAATTAATTTCCCTGCTATCCCCGTTACATTTTTAGTTTCAACAGTTCCATTTGGCATTATCACACTCAATTTAGGATTATTTTCAGCAGATAAATCAGTTGCATCAGAATTATCTACAGTTATCTGGGTTGTTGTAGCACTACTAATTCTTCCTCCTCTTCTAACACCTGATCTTGCTGGATCAGCAATGCTGATAATCGCTCCAGGTCTAACAACTATGCCTGACTCCATTGATACAGAAAAATTTACAGCCTCAGTTTCTCTTTGTTCCGCAAATAACATTGCCTTTGCAAATCTTCGAGCTTGTCCTCTACTTGTACAACCTAATGCTTTTACTCTTTTCACATGAAGCCCATACTTGTTTTTATAAGCTGCCTCTGCTTCTACTTCTTCATAATCTAAATCTCTAGTCTCCATATTGAAATATGAGACTGCTATGACTGTGCTTCTTGTTTTTAAACTGCTTCCTGTATAACTAAAACCTTCTGGCCCAACATTAGCTAACGTAAATAAATAACTTGGATCTTTTGGACTGTCTTGAGTAAGAAGTAACGCTCCTTCAGACCAGATTGGAATACATCTCATTATTCCTGATAAAGTTCTTATAACATCAAACGCTTCTACACTTGTCTGGATATTTATATTGCAAGCAAATCTAGCTTCCTGTCCACCAAATCCATCTGATACAAGAGTATTAGAGAACTTACTTGCGGTTACAAAAGAAAATAAATCTAAATTACTATCAATAATATGATTACCTAATCCATATCTAGTGTTAGTAAGTAAGTCAAGAAGTATCATCGCAGGGCACGTTGTCCATTGAGCAGCACCCATTACACCATTAAAAATGTAACCAGTAGGATATTCTATTCTTCCAGTTTGTAAATCTACAGTCGGAGTGCCAGATGAGTTAGCTCCTGCACCAGGGATTCTTACTTTTACTCCTCTTACTCTAAATTTTCTAGTGGGAATCCTATTAAAAAATTCTGAGTCTAAACGAAGTCTTGTAAATGCACTATTTGGATATGTGCTTGAATCATCTTCTAATTCTGAATAAGATTGCCAAGTTAGATCTCTAAAATGCCTATCTGTACTATTTTCACTTGTTTTTACAAGGCGAACATCTACAGGATGAGCACCAGTTAGTTCAATTCTATATTCTCTGTTATAAGCATCTGCTGTTCTACCTCTAATAGTGTCAGAATGAACTGTAGTAAAACCACCTCCATTATATTGAAGTTGAATATCGAAACTTACTGAAGAACCCACAATATCTCCGTCATCTTCTATTCTTTGAAGAATAGGAACAGTAACAGTAACTTTTACAGCATCCAGATTACTATTGTTAGTAAGTTGCCTTGTTATTGGACTTCCGTTTTCAACATTTACTGCTACACCAAAAAGAGATGCACTTCCAGAAACCTTTGACATCTTTATCTGAGGATCTGTTCCAAAACGAATATCAAGATCTACATTTTTATGGTTAAAATCGACATCTTGTGGATTAGTAGAGTCAGCAGTGGAAGCTAAAATAGGAGTATTATCTAAAAAAATATCTTTTTTCGCAGCATTTTTATAGGCAACAGTGCCTTTTGTTCGGCCTTCTTTTGAAGCACTTGCAAAGCCTTCTATTTCACCTTCAGAAATAAGATCAAGTAAAGTTGCAAACTGTTTACTATGTAAATTATCTTCAGCAATAGTTGGTGGATCTTGACCGCCACCTTTACCGCCACCACCAGATCCAGCAATAAACTTGTTATCTTCAATCATACTTGTACCGCTTCTGTATCTGTATCACCACTGATAACAACTGACCCTGTAAATATTTCTCCGTAAACAATAGGAACTGGAGTGCCAGCCCTTGCTGTGTTTTGCGTTCCAGAAAAATTAAATGATATTTGTGGATTGTCCTCAAATTCTGGATTTTGGGTTGGATATAACATATTACTTACGCCTGATATGACCATACTTGCACCTATATAACTTAAACCTGTACCGATAGCAGTTCCTAATGCTGATCCAGCCGTGAATCCCGTTAATGTAGTACCAGCAGCAATTTTACCACTAGTGCTAACTGTTCCAAAAAGTCCTGCACCTGGAAAGAAGAATGATGCACCTATTAATAATCCTCCTAAAAGTATTTGATTAAATGAATCACCACCAGCACCACTAATGACTGGAATTATATGTATATCTTGTTTGCCTATCGGAAAATTTAATTCATCTTTATTAATTTCATAATCACCAATTTTCACTTGATAATATTTAGGATTCATATAAGATTCAACCTCTGGAAAGTTATTTCTTAGAAAACTGATAGCTTGAGGTAGATTGCTTACTTTAATCTCAAATTCTTTATGGCCTATGAACGTAGCCAATTCTCCATACAATTTTAATTTACGCAACATAACGCAACCTCTTTCCTGTACATTTTAGTAACCAAGGTGAGTATGGTTCTTTACAACTAAGTCTACCTGTTAAATGATGTAAAACATCTCCATCTATAAAAATAGCCACATGATTTAAACCAGCATCCATTATCGACATAAATAATAAATCACCATTCTCAAGTTTCTCATTTGGTTCTAATTCTCTGAATCCAGTAGCTTCAGCACATCTTTCAAACATAGGATCTTTAATAAATTCTTCGGGTGTCGTGGGTCGTTTCCAATCTCTAAGTTCAGTATTTCTTTCTTCTTTATACCAATCTCTTACTAATGACCAGCAATCTGTAACACCCCAAACCCATTCTCTTCCGATAATCGGGGCTTTATATCCTTTTGGTTCGCAATATCCCCATTGTTCTGTCTTCGGATTAACTATATACCAAGGTAAGTTTGATCTTTCACAACTAACTAAATCTGCCTGACTAGGGGTTGGAGGTGTAATCGGATGACTATGAACAATAGCTGTTATCTCTCCTGTATTATCTGCCCTTACATAATCTTCTGGGTCAATAATAAAACATTGATATTTAGTCATAGATAGATTACGACAAGGATAATATCTTTCTTTTCCTTTGATATTTAGCAATAAACCACAACACTCTTTAGGATCTTCAACTTTTGCATGGCTAAGAGCAGCTTCTTTCCAATCATTCATGGTAAAAACGTGCCGATAGAAGGGAATAATTCTTTAGTACAAACTCTCAAAGGAATCCTAATATTTGCTAAATCAAATGAGGCAGCTAATTCAAATTGTACTGCTGCTCTGTTTTCTGTTGATTTTCTATCTATCTTGTAAATTTCTTGTGGGTATTCTGCTGTAGGATCTGGCGTACCATAAGGATTTGATTGGCTTGTAGTAGTTGTAGATGTTGTCTGCTGGATCGTATTTGGATTGTTCATCGTGATTGTATTACCCATATTATTTCCATGACTTGTGCAATAATATCTCAAATCATTTGGAGCACCTGGATATGCTGGTGTGTAAGTCACAGTTGCATCTGTTCCAAGCGTTCCAGTATTAGTTGTTGTTTGCTGTCCTCCAGCATCAGATTTGATTCTCAAAGGATGATTTACATTAGAACTATGAGATTGGTTAAAAATATAGGTTGAACCACGTTTCATTGTAATAACTGGCTTTTGAACTCCATTTATTGCAAAGACGTTAGCACCATAAGAATCTTGAACTACTGTGACAGTATATGTGACAGTTTCAGCGTCAGAAGGATCAGCTACAGTTTGAGTTGTAGTGGTTGTTGTAGCTACGGGATCAAAGTTTGCAGCATCTAAAAATCTAGCTAAAGTTGTTCTTCTTTTTACAATCGCTCCAGTAAGATCATTTCCTGGAGTTACTTGATTTACGTTTAGTAAAATTGCAGTAATTACATTGGTAACATTACTAATCGTTAATGTAGGTCTAGGTAGTTGACCATTTGCATATTTAAAACCTTCAGCTTCCATTGGTATTGCAATATAAGTATTGCCATCCCAAATGATATTTCCATTATTTATTTCATTCGTACCAGCATGAAACCTATATGTGGTGGCAGATCCATGTAAAGCTGCGTCTGTTGTTAATTCAAATAATTCTATAAGTGACCCAGGATTTATTGCTTGGGTTTCAGATATAGGATTTGCCATTAGGGTTCAAATACTTGTGTAAATGTTGCGTTTATTCTATTTCGATCAAAACTAAATACTTCTTTAGTAAAAGATGGACATATCCATTTAAAAGTAGTTGATGAATCTGGTGGAGACCAATCAAAAGATGCACCATCAACTTTTCTTGCTTCTAAAAATGTCTCAATCTCAGTTGCATCTTCATTATCAACATTGAATGTAAGACTCCATTGTTTTGCCTTTTGATTTATACCAAAAGTGAATCTTTGCTGATACCCGTCACCAAATTGAACTGTTCTGGTATTAGTAATATCAGCTTTATTTGCAGAAAAAACAGGGTTGTAGTCAGGAAAAGTAGCCATTATCTTAATAAACCTCCTGGTCTTCTTTGTTTTAACAATTCTGATTGTATAGCTACTGAAATAAGTCTGCCAAGTTCTTTTCCACTTTCATTATCTCCTTGAACAGACGATCCAGAGGCATCGACATTTACACTGATATTTGTACTGCCTCCCCCTAGCTTATCATTGGGTATTACTGTACCTGATCTTTTTGGTACGAATAATTCTGGACCTTTTTCACCTACTAAGAAACTACCTCCTTTATTAACTGGACCACCTTTTGCTCTTGGTAATAAACTTGTAAAACCAGGAATTTGACCTAAAAGAGTGTTTACCCCAAGCCTTAGAAGCGTGGAACTTAAATCATTTAATATTGACTTTGCAGCTTCACCTAAAGTTTTTGTTCCTTGAATTGCAGCAACTAAATTATCACTAACACCAGAAGCAATAGATTCTCCAATTTTTTCAAAATTAGATTTTAAATTTTTAGTTGAATCATTTAGTTTATCTGTTTCTTTAGCAAGTTCAGACATTGAATCAATTTCGTCATCTATTTCATCCTGTATTTTTTCAAGTGTTGTTAGTCTTGTTTGAAGTTTTTCATTAAGTTCTCCCTCTTTAGCTTGTTTGTCAAGAAGTTTATCAATCTCAACCTGTAAATTATCTTTGGCTATAGTACCCTCCTTTTCAATAGAAGCAAGAGTCTTAGCTAGTTCTGGGTTTATTCCCTTTTTTCTTAGATCTAATATTCGCTGTGATTCTTCTTTCTCTGCTTTTAGACTAATTCCCAAAGCATCAAACTTCTGAGTTAAGTTATCTGCTTCTATTGTTGTATTCCTTCTAATTGCGAATATTTTTTCTTCAGCACTAATTTGATCTAAAAGAACTTTCTTTCTAGCTCCTGCTCCTCCTTGACCTCTCAGTGATTCAGCAGCTTTTCTCCTATCAACTAGAGCTTTTGCTTCTATATTTCCCTCTCCTGCTGCTGCTGCAACTGTTTGAGTGGCTGCATCTTCTTCTAATTGGTCTTGCAATCCAGTAATTCTAATTATGAAGTTTGCGACTCCTGCTGTAAATGCTTGTAATTTAGTAAGAGCGAGCGTAAATTGACCTCCTAATAATCGTGTAGAATCACCAAATTGTCTTATGGCATCGACTCCTTTCTGTCCTATTTGAGTAGACATTAAGTTCATGGCAGCATTGAAGGCTGCTGTCTTACCTTTTGTTTGTTCAATCAGTTTTATCCGAGCTTCTTCTGCCGATCCTTGTAAGCCTAATGCGTCTGTTACAGCTTGGGTATTTTGAGTAAATGGACCCATTGCTTTACCTAATTCGCTTATTGCATTTATGGCATTTTGAATACTGGTTACTAAAGCGGTAGCTGCAATACCTCCTGCAAATCCACCCATGCCACCAAACATTCCACCTACACCACCGCCTAAAGCTCCTGCTGCTGCTACACCTGGACCTTGACCAAATAACAGAGGAAAACCTCCACTAATAAGAGCACTTTCAAAGTCAAAGCCTCTGGTAGGAGAAGGCAGCCTAAACCTTGGTATTGCTCTACTAAACCCACCAGCTTGACCCGTAGCCTTAACTCTTTGGTCTAGCATTTGAGCACTAGGAAGAGCAAGCATACTTCCACCTGGTCCTCTAGTTTTTAGTAGACCATCTTGGAATTTGGCTATATTTGTTCCAAGTTGACCGAATCTATCTCCCAACTTTACGAGATTATTTGCTTGCCTTATAGTCTGTCTGTTGTTTTTCTCGATTGCTCTGTTAACTCTAATAGTCTGTCTATTTCTTATTCGCTCAGAGCCTACTAATCTATTATTAGCTTCTATTCCTCTTTCAATAGCAGCATTTCTACGTTTCTCAAAAAATTCAGCCTTTTCTACAGAACTTGCAGTAAACTCTCCTGCTTTATCCCTAATTGTTGGAGTTGCTCCTAATCTTTGTATTCCTCTACCTTCTATATCTTTTGAACTAGGTAAGCCTAGTAAATTACTTGGACCGACACCTTTTCTTTGGTTATCAATAAATCCACCCATTCCTCCTGCTGCTCTGTTGGCACTACTGGATAAACGTAGAACATTTATTCGGTCTTGTGCTGTCAGAGTTCTTTCGGTGGCTTTTGCTACTTCTGTTTGAGCTTTTCCCCTCTTTTGTGTGAGTAATATTAATCTTTCAGCATCTTGAATACTCTTCTTCTGTAATTCAACAATCTTTCTATCCTCACTTAAGCTATCGCTTACACTTCTTTTTGACACTTTTTTCAAAGCTGCCATTTCTTCTTCTAAAGTTACTCCTATGTCCTTTAACTTATTGGCTGCTCTTTGTGCTCTATTTATATTGGATAAAGCTGTATTTTGTAATCTTAAACTGGCTAACTCATCTTTTAATGGATCTTTGGTAGCCCCAGAACCTCCTCCACCGCCTTTTAGATTTTTCTTATTTATTGCGTTTACGTTTTTGCTTATACTGCTTAACTTCTGTTCTAATTGACTAATCGAGCCAAGGTTCCGTACTTTTACATCTATCTCGGCTTTATATGCCACAGTCAAAAAGAAATACTTACTTTATTTTACATTAAATAAACTGATTAGCACTATCTAGCACGTTTTATTTTCTGGTACTGCTTTTCTTGTTCTTCATTCAATATTTGAAAGTAAGCACTCCAACCAATAAGTTCTTGCTCTGTCATTTCTCCTATTTCGTGGAGCGTCTTACCTAATTCTTTAGCTACCCCGAACTTGAGCATCATCCAGTTATCTTTTTTTAACTGGCTGGCTAAGATTTTGGGTCTATTACTTCTTCCTCCTCTGCGTTTATTACTGCAAGCATAAGAGACTGAAGGTCACTGTCCTTGACTTCGTTTTTAAGAACGTCTATTTCTCCTGCGTTGAATAGTTTTGTTCCGTTTTCGTCTAATGCTTTGTTTATTAATAATTGTAAAGCGAAACCATTTGAGTCATCGCTTCTTACTTGCCTTTGTGCCTTTTCACGCTCTGCCATTGTTAAAGGAGTTACATACATGACGAAGAGCGATCCATCGGATAGTTTTACCTCTTTTTTGATTGGGCTGAGATTCGCAGCTTTTTTAAGTCTGTCGAGAGCGTTCATTGTCGCCATAAATTTCGTATTGTTTTTATTAGTGTACTTCATTATGCAATAAAAAACCTCGGATTGACCGAGGTTCATAATAATTAATAACTGCTAGTAAAATATTATGCAGTCTTAGATAGGTCGAATGTAGGAGCAGCACTAGGTCTGAAGGCTATCTCTACAATCTGTCCGTCATCTGGGTTCACGTTGAAACTTGCAGAAGTAAGAATGATGTCTGCCAAGATTGATCTACTTGCGGTTTGATCTACGTTAGCACCACTCATTTGACGATCAATGTACAATCTTACCTTTGCACCAGCTTGCTGACGTTGGATAACGTCTTCAACCATTCTACTGGATAGAAGTGTGTCATCATCTGTTGAATAAACACTGGCAGAACCACTACCATCAGCAAAACCTGAGATGAAGGTTCTAAATGGTGCGGTTTGAGTAACAGTCTGACCAATACTTGTTACGTCAATTTCTGCTCTGGTTATCTCAAAACTCCACTCTCTTACAGATCCAACAACTAATGGTGCTGTAAATGTAATACTTGCAAATGTTCCAGCAACGAAAGTAGGAGATGCTGAAGCTGTTACTGCTGCTCCTCCTGCTGTTGATGAAACTGTCATAACACCAGTTGAAGCATCATAAGTTTTTACAAAGTAATCTGCTGCTGGAATACAGTTAGTTACTGTAGATCCTGCTGGATATGCGAGTGTTACTGTGTCATTTACTCTATAACCCAACTGAGATCCGACAGTTATGTTTCCTCCTGATGAAGGAAAAGCTGATGCTGTAAGAGTTGTTGCACTTGTACCAGCAGGAGAATAATATAACGCTCCCGAAGTACCCGATAGAACTGTAGCCATGATTAATAATTCTAAGGTTTGAACATACGGGTACTACCCGATATGTCTATAGGATAGCGTAAATCTGTGAAAAGATTCAAGGAGTTAACTGAGCTTGAAAATTTGTTTCTATTCTTGATATGAAAAATGGATACAGACCTTTTCTGGATTCTTGACCACCCTCTATTGTTGTGAAGCTCGGTCCATCAATTTGACCCATGCGTAAGTAGACTCCGCTTGTTGATTTTGCTGTGTTATCTAAAGTATTTAAAGTTGTAAATGCTGTTGTAGCAAGGGTTTGGTTCCTAGCTGGTCCTTTATTCTTTTCTGTGCATATTCTTGTTATGATTATTCCTCGTATATGGTTGTGCGAAGTAGTTAATGCCGTTTCAGTTGTTAGTCCAAATTTTATGTTTACATGAATAAATTCATCTACGCTGTCAGATAAAACATTGTAAAAATTATCAAAAAATACAGGTATTGCAGGACTTAATGCTCCATAATTAGTTTGGAACGGAGTTTCAATAGCGGTGCGAACAGATTGATAGTTCATTTTACTCTTTCAAAAATTCTTCTAAAGGTATTTTCTACCTCTGATTGCATAGTACCTCCACTTTGGGCATAATCAGAAAACCAATCTAACTCAGCAGTTGCTCTGTCTGGGCCTTCGTCAAATATACTAACTAAACCCCTTTTACTTTCTCTTTCACCTCTTTTAACATTATCAGGCTCAAAACCTACTGGTTCAGCTACAAAATCCTCTAAATCTGTTGCTTGATTTGCATAGGGAGTCATATTAGTTATCGAAAATATTGATTTTCCCGATTTTAATGCTCTTTTTATAGCGGTTCTGCTTGGACTAATTGCAAATTTTATTGGAGATGGATCTCCTGGTTGTTGAGTACCATCAGCTAATAGTCCTAATTGTTCATTCTGTATTATCCAAGAATTAGAAAATCTTCCTGTCCAACGTGGTCCAACCTTTTGCATAGAATCTATTACTTTTTCAGATGAACGAGCAGGAGCAGTAAAAGCAACTGCATAAGATACAGCTTTTATTCTTTCTATTAGTTTTGGAATTTCGTTTTTAGCCATTATTGTGGTCTTGCCAGTACTGTGTGAAGGATAGGCTGGTCGCCTCTGGATGTTTTTACGTCTACTATTCTCGCCACTTTAGTTGCTCCTGCTTCTGTGTATTGTATGCGATCTCTACTGGTTGGGAAATAGTTTCCTAGTTCTGCGTTACCAAATATTACCTGTATATCTGTTGTCTGGGATGTTGATTGAAACTCTGTTGCTGTAACGCTTGTTATCAGTGCTTTCATAGATACGTTTGTGTCAGATCCACCGACTTCGCCTGTTGCTGCGTTGTAGGTTTGCGAGGCAGCAGCTTTTATGTAAGTTATGTCTATACCAAACTGATTTAGTAACTGTGCTGGTAAAGTTCTGAATGTATCGTCTACGAATGACATATTATCCCCTTACTGCTCGTAGTTGGAAAGTTCCTGCTCCACCTAGCATATAAGCTCCAAGATAACTTTGTAACCAAGGGTAAACATCTAAAATATTGTTCACTGATCCTGTTCCCTGACTAGATGTGTTGTATTTAACTGCTAAGTCCCCCAGTTTTGCTTCGGCTATGTTTCCGTTTGTTCCTACATTTCCTGTCATTGCATCTGTATCATTTGCGAGTGCTCTTGCTAGTTCGTATTGTGCGTATTTAATGTTTACTGGAATCTTGCTACAGGCTAGTTCTACACCATCTACTTGGTAATTATTTCTTGGAAACTTTAGTGCCTGTCCGTCATCACATCTGTCACCATAGTAAACGAAGCTGTCGATCCATCTGGTAGCTGCTATTAATGATCTGTTCTTCTGGTCGTCAGTTTTATTATCCCAAGTAGTTGAATCTGGAACTGTTTCAAAATAAGCATTAGCTTCTGTCAATGTGACATAGCTATTAGCATTTTCTCCCTTAACAGTTGCATTTATGGTAGCTGCCACGATTTTTAAGTAATTTTAGTTTTATTGTAGCGTAAAGAAAAAACCCCACCAATAATTGATGAGGTTTAATGACCACCAGTTTAATACTATTAAGAAATATTAGTTGTATCAAGAGGTGAGT